AATGTATAACGCATCCGAGTGCCTTCTCTCCTGTAATTCGTTACTTTGAAGCTTTTTTCTAATTTCTTTTTTAAGTCTAATCCCCTACGGTATGCACGGTATGCATCATAAGAATTTTTAGAAAAGGAATAATAAGCTGGGAAAGACATTTCTTTTTTAATTCTCTTCTTCTTCGTAACATAGACGTTGCGATATCTCCATCCAAAAAACCAATAGCTTTTTCTTTTTTTAATCCATGTAATTTCTTTCCCATTTTTATGTGTTGGAAATCTTAAAGAAAATGTGCTTCCTGTAATAATTAATTCTTCATCTATAAACTCAGTTACATGTATAGGCACTTCTTGAATGTCTTGTCTAAAATTTGGGAGGCCAGCCCGAGCCATATCGATAGTTGCACGAGGCTCCTTTCCATTTGAGTTTGAGTTTCGGTATTTCGAATTATTTTTTTCATAATATTTTGCTGATGGTGTTATTCTAGCAACATTCCGTATGAGAATACTATTTTCATCAAAATAAGCTTGACCCGTCGATGGAGAATATTCGGCGCCATGAGGGCCACCATATAATGCAGGAGAAAAGCGATTAATTCCTGGATATTTTGCCATAACGCTCGCATCTAACTTTCCAGAAAATGAATTTAAAAAATCTGAAGCTTGGTTCGAATACCCTGTAATAGATCCAGTAGATGGTCCGGACTTTTGTGCCATCTCTGCCGTTTTAAGGCCCTGATTCATTCCAGCCTTTCTTTTTTGAGTCATATTCCTTAGAATAGTTCTCATTGAGACTTCACCTGTACCAGCATTTCGTATATTTATAGCATCTTGGATGGCCATTCTACTCGCAACACTTGACGCATCTATGCCTGCTGGGCTCGGGCCGCCGCTGTAACCACCATTTAGAAGCATTTCTTCTTTAGATAGTCTAACTAAGTCGTCAATAGAAAGCCCATTTTCTTTAGCTTCACCTTTATCAGCTCCTGCTATTTGGTTAATTATATCATTGAGCTTCACTTCAAAGTCGGTCATAACATCACCAGAAGTGTAGTACATTGATTGATAATATTTTAGCTTAAAGTTTGGATGACATCCTAAAATGGTGCCAATGTAATCTTGATGTTTTAAGACATCTTTTATTTCTTTTGAGCCATAGTTAAAAGCCGAATATTTACTATCATAAAGGCTCATATATTTAAGTTTAATATTATTTGAAGGGTCTTCTTCATCATTAAGCTCAAAATCTTTTAAGTACCAATCTTTTCCTTTCGTATAAGGTACCCACCAGGATGAATGAGGATGATCTGAAGGCCTCCATGGACTCTGGCAGTCATAGAACAATTTTGAGACAGCGGAACCTGTCACATTAAATACGAGAGATTTTTCTCCTTGATATTGCGTATTGTGTGAAAGAGGATTATCTTGTTCTATACGATAATTTAAATATAATTTTAGAGGCTCACCATTTGCTTGAGAGGTGAGCAGCCCTTCTTGCATATAAAGTGATAGGTCCCATTCAGTCAAGTATGTAGATACGATTCCCGTCACTCCTTCAGTGATCCATTGAAGAAAATGAATATTGTCATTTATAGCTTTGAAGCCAGCTCCTCTATAAGTAAAGTCTGCACGTGTTAACTTAAACGTGTCCAGATTAAATGGAGAGCTCCCATCATTTTGAGAAGGCTTTTTACTAATTTTTATAGGAGATTTAGGTCCGACTCTATAAGGAGGAAAAAAGAGCGTGCTAAAATGGTTTGTAGTTTTTTTAAGCTCCCCATTGCTCCAAAAATATTTTTCAAAAGGAACCGCGAAGTTAGACCTAGTATACATCGCGCCATCTTGAATAGTTCCTAATTCATCATCATGTGCTGTGCCCATAACGACACCAGTTACATCTCCAAGTCTCCACTTTAAGTCTGAAACTTCTGGCGACATATAGGAATCATAATACATTTGTAAAAATTTTAATTGTGCTTCTTGATCTAACTGTCGTATGAGCTCGTTTGCCTCTTCATCAACACCATAAGAGAATGAACCAGAAAAAAGCGATTGCATTTCTTTTTCTTCTTTTTCCGTTTTTGAAATGGTCGTGTCTTGAGAAGAAATCCGTTTCTGTATTAAGATATTAAACCAATTTTTGTTATCAATCTTAGCGGATATAAGAGGCTCAGAAATCGCAGACTGTGCAAATGTATCTTCTGTCCGAGACTCGTTCCTTTCAAAAAGAGACCCTGTAGTCGTTAAGCTCGTATATTTGTCATTAATGAATCTAGTGCTATCAAAAATCATATTTTTCTACCCTTTCATATTAATTTCACTTGTTGGATCCGGTGCTTGAGTTACGGTGAACTCTAGTCCAGAGAGCATTAGCTCAGCTTGAGAATTTTTCTTTTGCATTTTTATTTTCACATTTTTTAAGTCTTCGATTTCTTTTATGGCTTGAAGAGCTTCTGGAATTGAAGTATCATATAAATCTTTTGCTTGTCCTACAATTGAAGCGGCTTTTCCAACTTGAGGCGTCGAAGCTATTCCATTTACAATGTCTCGCTCTATTTGAGCTTTTAAGTCATCTACATTAAAAAGATCCCCAAAGCCATCGCGAATCTGTTTAGCTAAATCGGCCCATTCTTCTTTCTTTGAATTAGCTTCTTTCATCACATCATTGAGTGGGTTTAAAACTTCTTCATTAATTTTATTCGTTAAGAGAACTACTGCATTAGGATTAAATTCGCTAGCTAATCCTGTGAAAGCTGAAAGCGCTTGTTTTATTTGTCTTATAAGAGACTCTGTCTGATCGCTATAGCAATCTAAATTTAAAAAATTCCATAATAATTGAAGCAGGTTTCCTATGATAAAAACAATAGACGCTGTGGTTTGTTGCACTACTTTTTGATAAATGAGTGGAATATTAGGCGGACTTATCCACGCCCCGACAGCGAGGTGTAAAATATCTATGACTGGTACGACTATAGAAATTACGAGATCAATTATCTTTTTTAAGCTCTTAACAACTTTAGTTATGACGAGAATAATCTTAAGCCAATTAAGTTCAATTTCCGCACAATGGCTTACTCCTGAATCTCCAGCTCCGACTAGACCTTCATCTAAAAAGCCACTTAAGATACCCGTGTTTTCTAAACTATCAAAGCTTAAAGAACCTTGAGACTGTAGCGCGTCTTCTTCTATCATAGCACAGATAGGACACGTGCCAAGATTGAAAAATTTCTTTGGCCAGTCTGGATGAAGCTCTGCATGTCTTTTAGACGCTTTTTCATTCCAGAGCTTTGAAGGAATCATATCTTTAAGTTGTTCCCAGACGTGATCTGGTGCATTGATGTTCGTACATGGTGATGCTGGATCCTCATTAGAATTCGTAGTCTCTTTAGAATCTCCAACATCTAAATCGAACCGTTTTAAGATTGGTTCACAATCTATTTGTGGTGGCATATCTAATTCATCAAGAGATCCTGGAAATATTCCTAAAATCTTTTCTAACGAAGGGTCTTTTGAAGGAAACATAGACGCGCTATTCATATTGCCCGTCATTCTAGCTTTCTGTTGTTTCTGTGGAGAATCACCCAAAGGAATAGACTCTCTAAAAGCAGATCGAATTACTTTTTCCTGTTCCTTCGGTTTTTCGATCTTTCTTCTAATGATATCATCCGTAACTTCTTGTAGTTTTTCTGCAATTTTATCGAGAGTATCAAAGCTGATTTCTCTCTTTGGGTTCAGGTTAGTACTACTTAAGTCACCATAAGAGAAGTCTTTATTTTTATATTCATCATATGTTCTTTTGATTACAACATCAGATTTGTTTGAGCTCATGATAGTTAGTAGATGGCCTTGTGAGGGCAAAAAAAAGAGGAGGCCAATAACCTCCTCTTCATTCTAGATGCTATACTCTAAACGTTGCTCAACTTCAGATACTTTACCATCATTAAAATTGCTTACTGGTCTATAGTATCCGCTTATACGAGTATAAGTGTCAGCGGTTCCTTCGCATAGCTTTGGGTCATTCAACTTAGCCTGAATTTGACTAATTTGATCCTCAATATTTTTTAGTTTGCTCATTTGTACCTCCTTTGCTTTGAAGTTAGTTCGCTTCCAAAGCTTCCTTTTTAACCTCTAATTCTTTCAATTTTTTAGTATAATTTTCAACAGCAGCTGCTTTACATTCTGGACAAATTCCGTGAACATTTCCTTTTATAAAACCATGTATTTGACAATGGCTGAATGTTGGTGTAATTGTTATATATGGAAGCTTCGTGTTTGTCATAACTTTCTTAATGAAGTCTTTTATTTTAGAAATGTCCTCAATTCCCTCTCCTAAGAAAGTATGAAAAACGGTGCCGCCAGTATATTTTACTTGGATATTTTCCTGGTGCATCAAAGCTGGCCACGGATTCTCAGTAAAGTTAACGGGTAAATTACTTGAGTTTGTATAGTATGGTTTTTGGAGTGTCCCCGCAGTGAGAATATCGGGATATTTTAGTTTATCATGTTTAGCTAACCTGAATGCTGTAGACTCTGCGGGAGTTGATTCTAGATTATACAAGTTTCCAGTCTCTTCTTGAAAGTCGGAGCATTTTTCTCTCATAAAGTCTAAGATTTCTAAAGTTAAAGCGTAGCCTTCTTTAGTACTAATATCCCAGTCTTTTTTCTTCATATTTCTAAAGAAATTCCGGCACATTTCGTTCATACCTACAAGACCTATAGTACTAAAATGATTTTCATATTTAGCTTTTAAGTATCTTTTCGTATACGGATAAAGTCCTCTATCAAACCACTCATTAAGTCTTTCACGTTTAATTTCTAAAGACCTTTTTGCTATATTCATAGTAAGCGCAATACGCTCGAATAATTCTTCTTTCGTTTTTGATAAGTACCCAATTTTTGGGAGATTAATCGTAACTACGCCAATAGATCCTGTGTTATCTCCAGCACCAAAAAGACTCCCGTTTTTCCTAGTGAGCTGTCTTAAGTCTAAACGTAGGCGACAGCACATTGATCTCGTATCAGATGGGTTCATATCTGAATTTATGTAATTACTAAAATAAAATGGGCCAAACTTTCCAGTCAACCTGTAGATTGATTCTTCAACGTCTGGATCTAAGTTTTCAAAAAATGCTGGGGTACAGTTTAACGTTGGTATAGGATACTGGAATAAATTTCCAGTGTAATCACCTTTTTCAAACACTTCAAAAAAGGCTTTGTTAAACATATTCATCTCGGCCTGTAAGTCACCATATGTGAAAGGCATTTTCTTTCCACCAATTTTTGGGTTCGTGTTTTTTAGGTCTTCCGGCGGAAATAGATCTAGTGTTACATTACTAAATGGGGGTTGACTATTTCCTGTTAAAAATTCTTTATCATGTCTTTTAGCATATACTGTATTATTATCGGTGTTAACGCACCACACATCTTGCTCTTTTGTTTGAATATTTTCTATATTTTTTATTTTAATATCGCCAACTAAAACATCACCAATTTTAAGTTTTTTAGCTTTTTTAAAAGAAAAATCATTCATTAAGACGTTATGCTCTTCAGTTACGTATTGTTCGTAATCATCAGAAAGAATTTTAATAAAATTATTACTTTTTTTACTAATAATTTTGTTTATTGGTTTTAATTCTTTTTCTTTTGTTTCTCTGTTAAAAGTCCATATAAAATCACCTTCTTGTAAATCATCTTTTGATTTCCAAACAGTTTTTTTAATAGTACTAATTGTCTTTATTTTCATCATAATACCTCCATTTTAATTTTTCATTTGTCTCTGGGTGGAATCCACAAGTGAACTGCTTGTTTTTCACACACTGACAAATCCCAGCGGATGAAGTCTTTATACCCCATTCTGCGGCTTCTCTCATACAACTAAAAACTTTTCCATTATTTAAGCATACCACTTTTTTAGAATTATGATGTCTCTCACCAGTTAAGTTTAACTTTTTATAAGATTTTACAAAGTTTCTAATACATTCTTCAGAACGTTTTTTTCCAAAATTTTTGTTATTAGCTCCTCTGTATTTTCCGGTAAGAGACATACTTATTTTTCTTTTAGTTTCTTCAGAAAGATGTGTGCCATATTGGCTATGTTTTTCACCACAATATTGCTTATTTGTTTCAGAAATTTTTTTTCTCATTTCCATAGGCAAAGATTTTCCTTTGTTCCAGGGTGTAACTCCAAGATTTCCTCCATCCCCACCTTTAGCAATATTATATTCAGCTTTACCGGCGGCTTTAGCTAGCCAAATATAATATTTTTCTAATTCATTAATTTCTTCTAAAGAGCATTCTCCTTGCCAAATAATGTCTTTTTTGAAGTTTTCTTTGCCGTATTTTTTGAATACGCCTTGATAAGTTTTTTTTCTATCTCCATTTAAGAGATATGAACTGCTCATATACTTATCATTTTCTGGTGAAATATCTTTACAGTCTCTTTTGCCAATATAAGTTTTTTGGTTTATCAAATTTGTTATTACGTATATATACCTCATATAAATTTAGTTATTAATGTTCCAAAAGGTTGGGGGCTAAATATCTAGTTCGTCCTCTTCTGATAAATCTTTTGCTAAAATAACGCCGCGGTTTTTTGTGTTAACTCTGTCGTTTCTTTTAAATTCTTTAAGAGTTCCATCTTCCAATTCTAATTGAATTATTTCATCTTGAGCTTCTATTAAAGTATCCAAGTCAAAACACCCCCAGCGGGATGGCACATTCATAGAGAAACAGAAAAATTGTAAACATTGAACAACCTCTTCATGGGTCATATTATCTTTTCTTATAAAAGGTGCTAGATATGTATCAAAGCCGTTTAGGGCCTGAGCACCAGACCATTCATTTTGAAGAATTCCTAAAAAATTTACAAGTTGTTGAACGGCTGTGTTAAGATGTTTTGGAGGGCCTGAGTTAATTTTTCCTCTAACGCCGCCAACACCTTCTTCTAAAATAGTAGCAATTGACCACCCTGCACAATAACTAAAAATACCTTGCAAGTCATGTATATGTAAGTCACAGGACTTGTGGGCGTTTCCAATATCTTCTGGATATACCTTATTAAGCCAATAGTTGGCTGATATCGTTCCAGCTTGATGTAAAATAAGACCACCTATCGAATAGGTGCTGGTGCTATTTTCTTTAATTCTCCAGTCTTCTTTATTTAAGTAAGAGTCCGTTAGTAAAATTGGATCAATCATGTTTGGTGAAAAACCATTCTTAAGATTAGACATACTCCTCCTTTGTGTCTTCGTGAATTAGCTAGTTGTGTTTTTAGAAATTGAAATGTCTTTTTCCTATCCTTCAAGAATGTTATTCAACACTTTGTTAATAAAAGTTTCTTGAAAAAATTGAACAAGTTCTGTGTCATCTCCATTTCGGATGTTTTTAATAATTTCCTGGACTTCTTCTTCAATTAAAAGAAATCTTTCAAATTCGGGTTCGTTTTCTTTAAAACGAAGCATAATCTTACCAAGATATGGTATCTTAATTTCTGAGATAGGCCTGTCTTTTTGTTCTAATAAAGAAATGTATATACTAAAAAAAGTATATTGCCACACCTGCTTTATTATGTCCTGCTTGAGGCCACATAGTGCTGAGATTTTAGATATAAGTTCTTTCTCTTCCGCGTCGTGCTTAAATAATTTTTCAATTTTCATATTATGAGATTAACTTAAATTTGGTGAACTAACTAATTATTATGAAAGAAATTACTTTACAAATCGGCGAACTCGTAGAATTCTTACAAGAAAATTATGATGTTGAATTTAAGACTGACCACTTCTCGAAAGTTCCTTTTGAACTCTACTTTCCTTCAGTAAATGACACTTGGGTAAAGTGTGAGAAAATCTATCAAAAAGAAGCCCCTCTTTATAAGATCGTGTTTGATAATAACTCGAACTTAGTTGCTGCTGATGATCACCTTTTAGTGGACTATGATATGAGCACTAAAAAAGTTAAAGACTTTAAACCAGGTGATGAACTCCAGGCATTTGAATGTATTAGCAATACTAAGGTTGCAGATAATGGTGTAGTTTTTAGTCCTCAAATAGAATCTGGTGACCACGTATATCTCACAGAAAATGGACTACTCCATCATAACACGTATGAAGTTACAGAAACGGTTAACAGATATATTAACTCAAGTCCGACAAAAGCTGAATTTGTCTATGAAGCAGGAGACATTGGTTCAGCAATGACCTCGCTTGTTCCTTTTTTCTATAAACATTCTCAGAACAAAGTTATCGTTTTAGATGACAATGACAAAATGATTATGGGAAAAGGTTTAGACCAAGCTATTATGAACATAATGAAGGCTTTTTTAGATCCAATGGCATCTACAACGAAGCCAATCACCGTTAGAGCAAACCTTCTGCCCGCTTTTGAAGCTGGACTAAAAAATTTAGAAACTCTTGATGAAGACTTACAAGAAAGCGGCGCCGTGTTTGAGGTCGACTTAGAATCTTTACGAGAGGATAATGTTTTTAGAGTCCTTATAAATGGAAAAGAAGTATCTAACAATCAGGTCTCTTTACAGGAAAGCCATCAACTTCAAAATTTGATTTGGGATCCAGACGAGGCCCCTAATAGCTGGGGACGGCTTCATGAAGCTGGAAACGTTTTTGATGATCTTTTAGATGACGAGTATGATGAAGACGAATATGATGATGAGGACTCTTTTGAAGAGGATACCTTTGAGGAAGACATAGCAAATACTAAAAAGTCTAAAAAAGAACCTTCAAGCTTTCCAAGAAAGTTTTTATTCAATAGCAGCGTTATTTTCATTTCTAACCTAGAAGAGCACGAAATTAACTCGGCAGTACTGGACCGTGTTGAAGCAGTTGAAATTAAGCTCTCTTTAACACAGTTCTTAGAGCGACTTGGCAAGATTTATGGTGGACTCGCTAAGTCCACTGGACAATTTGCGGTGAGCTCAGATATTAGAGAATGGTCTAAGAAAAGTGTATACACCGTAATTGGTGTTGCTATCGAAGGATGGAAATCCGGTGTGCCAATTTTTGGATCACCTGTTCAGATTAATAGAAAGCTCACTTTTAGAATGTTCGATGAATTCGTTTCAGCTTGGGAAAGATATGCAATGGATTTAAGTGAAAGAAAGTATGGTCGAAACTTAAGTGGGTCAACAAAAGAATATAAGAAGAAAATAGCTGATGAAGTTCTTCCAATTATGATGCGGCGAAAAGTTCTTCCTTTCCTTCGTAAAAAAGCGTAAGGAGCACTACCCTCTCTGTTCTCACATTTTTGAAGTCCAACTCACTAATATGAAAAAATTAAAATACGCTTTGATTCAACCCCTCACTGGCGGTGTTGTTTTTGCTGCAGAAAATGCTTTCGGGCATCCTGCTGAATATATTCTATCCTATCCAGGACTTGATAGTCCGACTTATAAAAAGGATGGGTCAATTAAAAGTGTAGGAAATGAATATCACTTTTTAGAATATCTAAAAAAGAAAGATAGGCTCCCATTATATCTTCAATTTGAACACGGAATGTTTGATAAGCCAGAAAAAGTAACTCTAAAAACGAGTGAAGCTTATAAAAAAGAATGGAACGGTGAGTTGCCTGAAGTTGATCTTATTGCGGCTGTTCCAGTCTGTTCCGGGCTTAGCACGGCTAACACAGTAGACCATGGAAAAAAAGATAGTGCTAAAAATGATAACTTAAAGTTTATCACAGAGTATGTCTTAAATGAACTTAAACCTAAAGTGTATATCTTTGAAAATGCCCCAAAATTGTATAATCCTCCTGGCTCATTTGTAAGGGACTACTTGAATGAAGTCGCAGAAAATGCTGGGTATAGTGTTACATATGTAAGAACCGACACGTGTCTTCATCATAATATCCAGAACAGGCGAAGAACATTCGCTATTTTTTGGAAATGGTTAGATGGACAAAAGATGCCGCCTCCAGAAATTTTCGGAGAAAACGTACAAGAAAAAACATTAGTAGACTACTTAAATAAAATACCAAAATGGGCCTCACAAAATAAAGATGAAAATAAAGAAAAAGTAAAAAATAACTTAGAATATCAATTTATTAAATCTCTATATGGAAAAAAGTGGCGTGAAGTTATAGATAAGCATGTAAGATTTAAGTTATTTATTTTACAAAATAATTTACTTGACGACTTCTTAGTCTTTTGTGAAAACCATAAAAATAATAGTGGATATGCCAGCACTAAAAGAGCCTATGAACATGCTTCATATAAATTAAGTTTAGGGAAAGGCTTCATGGATAGAACATTATTCTATTTGTCAAATGATAAACCACCTACAGTGTATCACAGAGTGACAGACTCTTCGATGCATCCTACAGAAGATAGATTATTGACTATGAGAGAGTATATGCACCTAATGGGAATACCACATGACTTCGAATATCTTCACGACTGGAAATCTTTTAGTAGCGTAATTGGACAAAACGTTCCCGTTAAAACGTTCGAGCACTGGCTTTCTGAATGTAAGCGCGTTTTAGAAGATTGGCCAACCTTAAGAAAAAAGTTTCCATCTAAAGACCAGGATTTACTAAAAAAGAATAATGATACTTTTTATTTTTTCGATAACCTAGATCCAAAGAGGTCTCATTATGGATAGACCTATTTCTAAAAACCCAGACAATCTTCCTAAAATTTCTTCAGAAGTAAAAGTAGAAGATGCTTTTGAACAATTCATGTTTATGGTCTGGGTAGTAAATCCTCTTCGAGACAATTGTCGCGTTATTTTGGATGATGGCTCTATTAAGCTTTACTTGAAAAGAGATAAGTTTTTAAAAATAATGACGGACCTTTTGAATAAAGTTCCAAGACAAGACTTGCAACACAATTTGTTCCGGATAAAAGAGTCTCTTAATGTGTATGGCGGAATTTTCTTCTATGACAGAGTCAATAACGAATTTAGACAACTCTATGAAGTTGTCGACCTTAAAAAAATAAGGCCTTCAGAATTGATGAAAGAATCTAGAAAATCATTGGTGTTAGAGAAGCTCTCTGATGACTTTAAGAATGTGAGCTCAGAATATGCGAACAAAGTTTTGAACAAACCGTCTTATAGAACATCAAAAAACGTATTTCAAAAAATATTTTCTGTTCATCGGCTCAAAGACTAAGAAAATCTAGATTGTAGATTGAACGATTTCGGAGTCCTCATTCACTTTTAGAACGAATTCCTTTTTCTCTCGTAGACTTTCTGAAAAAGACTTTAATGTGTCTAATTGTTTTTGATCTAAGTCTTTTATTATTTCGCTCGCGAGCGCCTTATTTTTCACAGATAAACTTTCAAAGGCTCGAACGGCTTTGTTTCCAGCAACATAACAAAGAACAGATGACCCAAATGAAATCATTAAAGGTTCTAACGCAAGGTCGACATCAAATATTGTATTAAGACCTAATGCTAAAATGAAAATGAAAAATGAAAGCCATATAATCTGTGCTAGTTGTGTCATTCGATAGTCACTCATTGAAACAGTATCATTACCATCTTTCCAAGCTTTAGCGGTGTATGCCATTCTATCTAAACCTACATAAGTAGCTGATATAGCTGCCCAGAATTGAGAAATAGTTTCCATGGGAAGTTCAAATTTTGTATTAAAGATTAACAAAAATTTAGACCATTGAGCCGGGTTAGCTTGTGCCATCTTTTGAAGAAAAGGAATAACGCACTGAAGAACTAAAGAAATTGCGACGAAAGTCCCAAAGAAAAATACGTATGGACAGGTTCTTTTTAATAATTTTAAGATATTTTTAATTTTTTCCTCCTTTTTAAAATTAGTTTAGACTTTTTTGAAATTTGGGCTATTTCCATTGTAGGCCCAGTTCACTCAAAGGATTTTTTCCTTTTTAAAGGTGATCTAGAATAGAAAAATAATTGAAGAGAACTGGACGTTAATTATGACAATTTTAGTGATTTTGTCAAGTTGAAGTTGCTATTAATTAATTATTTCTGGAAATTAATTACGGCTATTCCTACTATAGACCCAGTTCACTCAAAGGATTTTTTCCTTTTTAAAGGTGATCTAGAATAGAAAAATTTCAATAGAGAACTAGCCTTTTCTTTTTCATCCCGGAAGTTAATCTTGTGACATGAAATCAGTTTTAAACAAATTAAGAAACAAACTCATCATATTCGAAGGAAGTGATGAAACAGGGAAAACAACTGTAGCACAACTTTTAAATACTTTTTTAAATGAAAATGGTGTCGAAAGTATTTTCACCTTTCAGCCGGGAGATTCTAACTGGGGTCAATTAGCACCAACTATTCGTTCTTTTTGTAAAGATCAGAGATGGGATCTTCATGAGCTGTCTCGATTTTTTGCATTTCAATTAGATAAAGTTGAGCACGTGTCTAAAGTGATTATGCCAAATAGGCTCCAAAAAAAGACCGTCATTTCAGATAGGTGGAGCTATTCAACTTACGCGTATCAATTTCATGGCCAAGAGTTAGCTAAAAAATATGAGATTCCAGAAGAGACTATGAAGTGGTTTATGACTATGCCTATCTTTAATATTGTCCCAGACTATGTGTTCTATTTCCCAGAAAAAATAAAAAAACATACAAGAGAAAATGACTCAAATGACCTTTTTGATGAAGCAGGTGAAGCCTTTTTCAACCGAGTTCATTTAGCATATGAGGATCTTGCTAAAAATAATCAATGGATTCGAATTCTTCCTGAAAACTCGGCAGAGAAAACGATGCTCACAATTTTAGAGACACTAAAAAATAAGGACTAATTACTATGTCTAGAAAAAAATCTTATGATGCGGAAGTTTTTATAGGCTTTCGTTATTTTTCATTTATGATTGCAGTGACGGTGTCAGTATTTCTTAATGTTATATTTTTTCAATCACTTGATACAGGATCCTATTGGTGGGTACTTTTATGTATTTCAGTTCTATTAGAGTCTGCTAAAATTAGCACGCTTCTTACAAAAAATATATTCGTATCACTTTATGAAAAAACGAAAGAGAAAAAAGTAAAGTCAGCCGTCGTTTTATTTTTTGGTTCGTATCTTGCTATGGCAACCTTAAGCGTTATGGCAGGTCTAGGTTTTTCAGTAGTTGTTACTTCAAAGTCTGCTGATAGACAAGCCTCTGAGCTTCAAATGATTGAGAACCACATTTTTGAGATAGAGTCTCTTGAAACGAGAAGAGCGACCTATCTTATAGCAAAAGATATCACACTTTCAGCGTATCCTCCTTATGCTGAAGCCGACGCTGCTTATGTAAAAGCACAGGCAGAACAGGAAGAGGCCGAACGAAATTACTACGCTGCTATCGCAGAGAGAAATAGATATCCAAATGACCCGGAATCTGAAATGTATGAGTTAAGACAGGCAGCACAACGAGAAGTGAATGCACAAGACTCAATTTTGGCAGCGGCTAATAGTGCTTTCAGAAATGCACGAGACAGGCGGAACATAGCTAAAACTGAATTCGAAGAACTCAAAGAAAATAGCGATGCTCGAATTTCTGAGCTCAATGATGAATTCGCTCTTATGACAAAAAACATGGGGATTGAGTCCGCAACACCAAGACTAGCAGTCCTCGAGTTAGAACAAAACTTAAAAGATTTAAAAAATAAAATTATGGAAGAAAAAGGTATGGGATATATGTTTGACCTTATGTCCGCAATCTTAAAAGTTCCAGCAGACACTATTAAGTTTATCATATTATTATTTGTTGCTTTTCTTATTGAGCTCGTCATTTATCAAAGCTCTCCCGATATTAGGACAACACGAAATATCCTCTATTTTTTCCGCCGACATATTTCAACAAATATTGACGTGCAACAATTATTGTCCTCTTATGATGAAGAAAATATTATGTTTGACGAACAAAGAGAACAAAAGCCTTTAACTAAAAGTCAAGAAAATGATGAGCCAAAGAAAGTTGTTAGAAAAAAAATGGACAGCTCACAAGAGCAGGTAGATGAAGAAATAAAAAAAAAGTTACCTGAGCAAAAACGAGAACAAGAACACAATAACTTAAAAGTTTCATCTAGAGTTAAGATTGAAAACTCTTCACCAATAACGATGCCCATAGATCCATCAAAACCTTTAATAAAAGGAGACGTCTCAGAAGACCCTATTGACTTTGAAGAAGAGGTTGCTCGAGAGCTAGAAGAACTTTCAAAAACGGTTCAAGTAGAACAAGTAGAACAAGTAAAACGAGTAAAAAATGAACCTCCTGTAATCATAGAGAATACCCCAGAGGTTACCCCAGAGGTCGCTTTAGAAAATACACCAGAAAGTAAACTGGAAGATAAACCGGAGGGTAAGCCTGAAGATAAGCCCGAAAGTGTTATCGAGGTTAAAGGCTCTATAAGACGAAAAATACCAGAAGAACATATAATTAAAAAACGAGAAGCTTTAGTTGACGAATTTATAAAAGAAGTTGAAGAAAAAAAAGAGCAGGCACTTCATACAATTCATTTTAGATTTGGAAGGACGACTCAAAAGATAGCAGATAAGCTCATAGAATTTATTAAGCTCTGCATTGATGGTCCTGGCAAATTTATACGAAAGCCAGATGAAGCTGCCGACTTATTAAAATTAAATCGTAAAGCTAAAGAAGTATTTATTAGTCACTTATCAAGTCTTAAGATGCAAAATGAGCAACTAATTATGAGGAACAAGAATGGTGAATATGTTGCAAACTTTTCAGCAGATGAAATAATTAAATATGCAACCGAAATTTTGGAAGACTAATTTTTGGAAAAACTTTTCAAAAATAAATATATAAAGGAGCATTTGAAATGGCAATAGCAGGAAAAAAGATTTTAAGAAAAAATGTAGCAAGAAATATTATTCTTGAAGGCATGATGGAAGTTTACAATACTGTATCTAGCACGTACGGTCCTCGAGGACGCACTGTACTTTTTGATAGAGGTACAAACGCGAAGTTAACAAAAGACGGGATCACAGTAGCTAAAGAAATTAAGTTTAGCAATGAAGCTAAAAACTTAGGAGCTCTTCTTATAAAAGAAGCAGCCGGCAAGTCTAATTATATGTCTGGAGATGGCTCAACCTCAGCCACTATATTGACGGCCAATCTTTGTAAAGAAGCAAACATACTTCTTCAACAAGGCGTCGACATTAATGACTTACGAGAAGGCTTCCGCATAGCACGTGATACTGTGTTAGAACGTCTTCCGGAATATAAAAAAGAAGTTCATTCAGAAAAAGATATTTTAGAAATTGCAAAAGTTTCGGCTAATGGAGATGAAGAAGTCGCTTCATTTATTCAGGAAGCTTTTCTCAAAATTGGAGACAACGGGATAGTCTCAATAGCAGACTCGCTTTCCAGGAACGGAAAAACAACAGTGAATATTGCCACTGGTCTCGAATTTAGTAGAGGCTTCTTAACGAGCCAGTCTGTCAATGCTGTAAATGACCAATGTATTCTAAAATCACCGAAAGTACTTTTATCAAACCAAGTACTTAACGATGTGCAAGAATTACAACCGATTGTTCAAAGTTTACAGCTTTCAAAAACGCCGGTCGTTATTATTGCTCCCGATTTTGATGATGAGGTTATGGCTTGGTTCAGAGAACTCTTAACTAAAAAAACGGTATCAGGTTCTCTCGTCTTAGCTCCAGGAACTTCCAAAACGACTATTGCAGACAATTTGTTAGACTTATCCGTTATGCTAAACGGGAAAATCTTGGGCGATGACTTTTCTATAAATGAATTTAAAGACGAGTATCTCGGCACAGCTGAGCAAATTACGATAACGAAAGGGAAAACGATAATCGTTGGTGGTGAGATCGACCAAAAGAGGTTTGACGAACACATCGAATTATTATTAGCTAAAATTAATCATGATTCGAGCGAGCTAGGATATTCCGAATATGAAATCGAAATGATAAAAGAGCGGGTAGCAAAAATGACGGGTGGCGTTGCTACAATTTATGTTGGCGCACTGACATCAACTGAGCTCGGTGAAAAGAAAGACCGCTATGAGGATGCTATAAATGCAGTACGCTCAGCTCTAAAGTCTGGATACGTGATAGGTGCGGGCACTCCTCTTTTAAAAATAAGCTTCGGAAAAACACCCGAGATGAGTCCACCTAAAGCATTAGCTTATAAAGCATTCATGAAGGCCATAAGAATGCCGGCAAGAAAACTTATCGAATCGGCTGGTGAAGATCCAGAATTAATTATAAGTGAAATTTTATCGGCGAAAGAAGGTTCTGGATTTAATGCAAGAACCGGCGAGATTTCTTATTTACTAGAAGATGGTATTATAGATCCATTTGAAGTTATTAGAAATACTATTTTATATTCTTCAAATATGGCAGAGTCTTTTATGTCTATAGATTCCGTTATCATTTCGGACGTTCCAAATCTCACTTTTGAATCTATGGATGAAGTACTTAATGAGGATGGTATTAAATGGTAGATTTCGAAAGCTTAATGAAAAGAGAGCCTGCTAGTAGAAGATCTGGCGGGCAAGCAACTGAATTTTTTCAATGTGTCGTTTTTTATGGAAGCCCAGTGCTTGAGGAAATCCAAGAATTGCCAAAGGCCCTTAAAAAAAGAGGAAGACGTTCAAAAGAGTTAAGCTCAAAGTTAGAAAAAACGAGGATAACTTTTCCGCTTTACAGTAAAGAAATTTTTATGACTCAAGAAGACGCAACAAAGTTTTTCCCAATTTTTATCAAAAAACTCATTGGCGATAATATGATTCCTGCTGACATAATTTTGCCAGATAGAAGTGTGGACGAAACGAGAGTAAAGTTTGGCGTCGTACCTTTAGAGGTAACGACTCTGCAGGAAGAAAAGTCTGAATTCAAAAACTTTTAGATCTTGGAGTGATGGCTCTTAGGCAAAGTTCATTTTTTTTAGAAGGTCATCACTCTTTTCTTTTAGTGACTCATAAGTTCTCTCATAAGATGCATGCGGATTCCAAATTTTGCTCGGAACAAAGTCTTGAATATACGTGTTAATCAATTGAATATTTCCAGAGATTGCGTCTGTTGTGTCTTTCGCATTCACGCCTGCTTGACAGGTAAACCAATCACCACTTTCCCAGTCGTGATTTAAGTCACCTGGGAAGTGTTCAATCTTAGGCGTATTTGTTCCTTTCCGTCTCGCTTGATACAAAGATTTCATATTGTTCTTTACAAAAATATTCTTTCCACAAAACCATCTATTATGAATAACGAGGTCGATATAACTATAATAGGGGTCATTGTTTGCGTCAACTGAAATATAGTCAACTGTAAAGCCAACTCTTTTTAAGAATTGTTTTGTTGGCTCAGACTGATAGTTATCAAATGATACGTGCTTAATATTAAGTCCACCTAGTCTCTTCAAGTCCCATATAAAAAACTTAATAGCGTCGAAGTTTATCATTCCACCTTTAGGAATAAGCACGATAGTAAAGTCTGTCACATATACGATGAGAGATTGCCCAGTGTGAGGATCTATCCGTTCGGGGTCGCGCTCTATATGACTCATCGCAATACAGGTAGCGTCTTTAGATTTGGATTGGTCAACTGAAATAACGCGAGGTAAGCTTGGCTCATAGTAATAATACCATTGATCTAATACTTTATTAAAAAAATACGGATGGATCTGGTTCCAGATAAGATGTTCAGGTTCTTCATGTGATAAAGCCGTTAAGCTTCCATAAATATTACGTAAACCATTGTCAAAACAATTTTCTATCCAATCGCCTTGATAAAAAATTCTGTCCGCCTGGCCAGCTGGAATTCCAGCAAAGTCTTTCATAAACTCAATAGGGTTTTCTTTTGCTTTGTCTAAAAAGCTCACTGTACCGGTTTGGGTGACTTGTTTGATAGGACACCATACAAGGTCAGAATTTTCAAAAGATGCAGCCTCTCCCTCATTCTCACATACAACAGGAGGTTTCCCGCTCCCACCTTTATAGAGCTTAAAGCCGACATCAAAATTATGAATTTCTTTTACTTCTTCTTGGAAAGTATTTGGATTTTCCACTTCACAAAATTCGGGAAATTCGAGAGGATAGAGCTTCCAACGACTGCCTGTCCAAATAAAATTTTCTTTATTCTTAGGTGCATCGTGCGTCATCCAATTTTGTATTGGGTCGTCTAGATTAGAAGGACTCGAGTCTAGAACAAATCTTGCGTAATAGTTATTTTGAAAACGGTTGCTAATACGTTGACGGAGCTTTGTAAAGAACTGTAGCAATTTTTCAGGTGTCCAGCCTTTTCCGGATTCTAAGAAAAAAGTTATTTCCGTCATAGCTCCCATTAAGATATTCATACCTAAAAGTGAGCCAGCATTCGAAATCTGCTTCCAGTTTAGACCGTTGCCAGTTCTTAAAACGGAAGAAGGCGCAGACATTGTCCACGGAATGTATTCTACCGTTTCGGATTCCTGAAGAAATTTATCTTCTTTCAGCATATCTTGATGAGTTCTACAGAACTTCCAATAAGAAGACGACTCGATAAGCTGTCTAATAGGCTCAGTATAAATTTCAGAAGCTTTAGATTGTGTTACTGCACAGAGGGCAAATACGAACACGGTTGTCTGGGCTTTATCAAAAAACTTCCATGGGTTTCTCATGAGAGCAAAGTGTGCAGCAATATAGAGTAATGAAATTATTGTGAACGTACTCTTCCCCGACCCAATACTTGGATTTAATACGGCAGTACGAAAAGGCTCAAATGGATCAAAATAAGACATAAAAGATTTTCTAACTGGCCACCAAACGGAATCACTCATCGACCCAATATATTTGGAAGTTAAAAATTCTTCAGGTGTAGGCGGCTTATCTTTAAAGGTGAGTCTATATGGATTAATAATGAGCTCGTTCTTAAAAGACTCATCAAAGTCATTTTCTAAAAGCCATTTTATTGCCGTTTGAAGCTGGGTGAAGTTTAAATAAGCATATTCTTCTCGTAAAGCGAGCGAGTTGTCTCCTTGTAAGAGGTCTTTAATTATGTATTTTAAGTTTTTTAAAGTGCGCTCATCTTGAAAAGTCTTTCTAAGAAGATCTGGGTTGTCAGGTAAAGTATCAAGCGTGTTGATATCTAATGTGAAAGGGTTGCTGATGTTCGATGAATGTTCTATCTTTTCCTTTTGTCGTGCCATTTTAATTAGTGGGAAACTCAAAACTTCATAAGGTGAACTAACTAACTATCAAGAGAAATTTCCACAGAACTCTTCGGGCGTAATAATATGAGCCCCAAAAGAAGACGGTAGATGTCTACATATGTAAAACTGTGAGACTTAAATAGGAGAAATACATGAACAAGAATTTTGTCGACGCCTTGCGAGAAGCAAGCAGACGAAAAGAACGAAGAACAGGATCTAGCACGCTAACTAGACAAGAAGTTATGCGAATTCGCGAAAGCTTTGCAGGACGTTCTTCTACAGGAAGGTCTTTAAGATCTAATCGAGCTAGCATTTATGACAGCCGAATCAATGAGTCAATGACTTCCCGAAGACGGGGAACAGTAGCAGGCTCAAAATACGCATCACAAAGATTAGGCGAGTCAGCAACAACTCGAAGACCTACAACAGGATCACGCTATGCCAGATCTACTAGATTAGGTGAATCAGCCAGACGACCAATGAGACGAATCTCTCGGCCAGACACATCATGGCAAAACGTGCTTACGAACTATACGGCTTTTAAAGAAGCAGTAACAAAAGGAAAGAGATCCATTATCACATCTCGTGAGCTTAGAGCTCTTAGTGAAAACTTTAAGAGAGCACAAAGACGTGGTGTAAAACTTAGAGAAGCTGATTTCAATTATGACCCAGCTCAGGCAGCTGATCCAATGGGTATGCAAGATCAAATGGGCGCGGATTCGATGAAGTTCGGCCAAACCATTACATTAGATCCTGCACTTAGCTCACAAATTCGAGACGTTATGAATGCAGTTGATGCTCTCGCAACTTCAGCAGGTCTTAATAAGACGGACGACTTTGATGCTGACCCAATGGCCGGAATTCCTGCCGTAGATGGTATGCAACAAGCTGACCCACAACAAATGCAACAAATGACGGAAAGTCTCATGAGACGGTACAGCAACTGGAAACGAAGAAAGACCGGATCAGGCGTTCTCACTGAAGGCGAAAAGCGTCAATTAAGACGCCACGTTCTTCGAGAAAGTAGATCAGTAAAAACTCGTCCTTCAACAAGGCGAGCAGGTCTTACGAGACGTGCTGATAGCTCAAGAATTCAAGAACGGATTACTCAAAGAAATCGACAACTTAGAGCTCTTCAAGAAGGCTCTCTCGACATTCCAACACGTGAGGAAATGAGAACAAGCGCGAGCCGACATCCATATGCTAAACGAGACATAAGCTATACGAATAGTAATTCCGAATTAGGTTCAGTTCCTTCAGCTAAAGCTCTAGCAGGTGGATACACAAGTGGTCGTGGAAAAAATGCAACGAAAGCCGGAAAACGATGGCCAACAAAAGCATTGAAACAACCAGCTGGATCTGGCGCTATCAAAGAGAAAAAAACGGTGACTGACATCTATGTTGATAGACACTTCGAACCAAAATTAAGCTTTGACAAGATTAAAGAATCTATGAAAAGCGGACTATTAGGATAGAGGGTATTCTATGAGACGTCCTCGAGTTTTAAGAGAAGAAGCTCTGCAATTTTTTAATGACGGAGATGAGCGAACATTTGAAGAAATCTATCAAAATGACATGCATCTTTTTGATGATAATCCTCCCGTTACTGGGGAAAGACCTACTAGAGGAGCTTTCAGGGCCGCAAGTCGACCCAGACGAAATTCCTTAAGGCGTGGCGGATTCAGTCGTCGCTAAGGTGAATTTTTCATTAAAAAGGAGGCATGCGCCTCCTTTTTTTTGCTCATTTTGAATATCTTTTCTCAAGTTCTTATATATTATACGAATGGAGGAAAAGCATATGTTAGCAAAAATTTTGATTGCTATTTTAGGTGTAGTTCTTATCTGGTTCTTAGCTGGTCCTAAAGCTGCACGGTTCTTAGCAATTCTTTTTCCTGGGCTCAGAGTGATCTTTTTAGGATAACAAAAATGAGTACAGTAGAATTAATCTTACAGGGGTTGTTAGGACTAGGAATAATCCTAATCTTGCTTCCAATCATGAAAAAATTATTAGTTTTCATAGTTGATAATTTTAAGTATTAACTTGTGATAATGGAGAACACAATGGAAATCAAAATAGGAAACACTGAACTAAGAATAAGACTCATAAAGTCTTATGGGGACCTTAAAAGAATTCTGGAGCAAGATGATAGCGTCTATGTTGGTCTTATGGATGACTATGATGATTATCCTGGTGAGTACTGGGGTTTTCGATACTCACCAGACAAGTTGTATAACGACTTCGTCTTGCAAGAAGTCTTGCGGCCAGAGCAACTACGACAAGAGTTGATAGATCTTTTTTCCGATGTGGCAGAGGCAATTTTACTCATATCAAATGAAGAAGAAAAATAACGAGGATAAACGAGTAGTATAACAAGGAGCAAAAGATATGGCAAAAAGAAAATTGCGGGAGTCTACCGGACTTCCGTTTAGAACAGACCGAGAGCTAGTTAGCCAATACCAGATCTCGGACTATAAGGTCACCAATTCGAAGTCTTCTAATGTGATCCAAAAGCACTTGGCACTTAGAAATGAAGCTGCTTTGGAATTGTGGGAAAAATATTTTCTTCTCAGAATGAAAATGAGAAATGAATTAGCCACTGTATGTGCACGAAATGGAATGCACTATCCCGAGATGTATGAAGAATATGACTCTGAGGCATGGGATAAATTTATTAACCAAATGAACGGTGTCCGCCTCAATGAATTAGAACACATTGCTAATTGGAGTATTTATATTCGGCTCTGGGGCTACTGGAGATCAATGAACAGAGATCTCATAAAGAAGTGGTTAGATTGGCACGGGCGAAATACTTCAGACACTTTCACGAGCAAAGACTCTGATAGTGAGATAAGCAGAATAGATCTTCAAATGGTCGACACTGGAAAAGATGCCCATGACGGGTATGAATTGAACATGAACAGAGATATTTTTTGGGAAGCCATGAGAAGGCTCGAAAGTGAAATGACGACTAAACAAAAAAAGTTAATCTCTATGTTAGAAGCCGGTGAAAAGAAAAAAGATATAGCTGCGAAACTTAAAACGACAAATAAAATTATAAAAGAAAACCAAGCATTTCTAAAACAGCAGCTAAATAGTCATATTAAGCAAGTTGCTGCTGAAAAAGGCATCGACATTGACTATAATGAAATGCTTTTGTATTTTGAGGGGTGTTAGAAAATGGCTAAAAATGCAGAGCTAATTGATAGGCGGAGAGTGAGCTCCGCCAACATACAGCAGTTGGAAGAGAATGAAATATTCGTCTTTGGCTCAAATGAAGCAGGCATACATGAAGCAGGTGCTGCAAGACTCGCGAAAGAAAAGTTTGGAGCAGTCGATGGTGAAGGTCTTGGGTTGTTTGGACAATCCTTTGCAATACCAACAAAAGACAAAAATATTCAAACACTTTCTTTGAGAAAAATTGAAAAACATGTGAACCATTTTATTGCGGTGACTCATGCAAATCCACATCTTACTTTTTTAGTCACTGAGATTGGGTGCGGCTTAGCTGGATATGATGTCAAAAACATTGCGCCTATTTTTGCGGACTGCATTGGATACGATAATATTTATTTGCCACTTTCTTTTTGGCAATATTATTTGGCATACTGCTAAAGGAGAACTAAATGGAAAATAATCAAGCTTTCATTGCTAAAATTGGCAATATCAAACCAATTGAGAATGCCGACAGAATTGTACAAGCGGACGTAATTCTTAAAGGTGTGCCACAAACTAAAGTTGTTGTTGCAAAAGATGCTTATAAAGAAAATGATTTCATCGTGTATTTTGACTCGAATTTATGTCTCACCCAAGAATTCATAGACTACTTCAACAACAAAAATGGCGTGAGCATAGACACCTATCTCGCAAAAGGAAATAGAGTTCGAACTGTGAAACTCCGTGGAGTTATTTCAGACGGTTTAGTTGTTGGTTTGAGCCAGCTTTCATCTTTTTTCAAAAACAAAATCGTCGCAGAAGGCCTTTCTTTTGATACATTAGATGGGATGCGCATTTGCTACAAATATGTTCCACAGGAGAAGCTTGGCAACACAAGTGCAACCAAAGGAAAAAAACTAAAAAGCCGTATTCTGCCTGATACCTTTCAATTTCATGTTGAAACAGAACAACTTCTTAGAAACGTTGAAAAATTAAATCCTAAAATGGTCGCATCAATTACGAGAAAAATTCATGGGACCTCTGCAATATGCTCAAGAATGAAGGTGCAGAAAAAATTAACCCTCTTAGAAAAACTTGCAAAAAGTTTAGGAGTCGCAGTTGTCGAAACGGAATATGACTATCTTTTTGCTTCCCGGACCGTTGTGAAAAACGCGGCTAATCCTAAAGGACCGGAGAATGATCTTTGGGTTGAGGTTGGAAAACGATTTGTAGGAAGATTGAAAAAAGGTGAAACGATCTATTACGAAATAGTTGGATACGGCTTAGGCGGCGGAATGATTCAAAAACCTTTTGACTATGGGTGCTACCCTGGAGAACATAAGGTTGCAATCTATCGGATTACCCTCATGTCTGAAGATGGAACGGTTGCAGAGTACTCATGGCAAGCTGTCAAAGAGAGAGCTGCTGAATTAGAAACTCCAACTGTGGAAGAATTTTTCTACGGAAGACTTGGAGACCTCTATCCCGAAATTGAGCAAGACACCGATTGGAACTCAAAGTTCGTTGCAAAGTTAGAAGAAGACTTTTTAGAAAAAGATTGCCCATTAAGCAGAAACAAAGTACCTGATGAGGGAATCGTTTTAAGACCAGAATCTCTTCGAATTGAGCCGTTCAAACTAAAATCAAAACGGTTCATTTTGAAAGAGTCTGAACTCAAAGAAAAAAATGGTTTTGTAGATCCAGAATCCTAAGGAAACTAAGAATGGTGTATTTTACAGCCGATTTGCATTATAAACATGATAAAGAATTCATTTGGAAAAAACGCGGATTTTCTTCAATGGAAGAGCATGATGAGAAACTTCTATATGAACTTAATAATCTCACCGAATTGGATACCTTGTACATTTTAGGTGACGTGTCATTTGGAAAAGATGCACTTAAGAACTCTATTGAGCTATTGAGCACTCTTCGCTGTATGACGTATGTCATTAGGGGAAACCATGACAAGAAACTTTTCAATGTCAAACCTAAAATGGGACTAGTCCGCTTTGTAGACTCCCACCTTTTAGAAGAAACTATTTGTGGTCAAAAGATGGTTTTGAGTCACTATCCTTTGGTGAGCTGGCATCAAAGTCATTATGGATCTTGGCACATCCATGGGCATGTGCATGGACAGAAATTGCCGATTGTTGGAAAGATGCTAGATGTTGCTCCAACGGCCGAGTTTTTTGGTCCATACAGCTTTTATGATGTTGAAAAAAAGATGAAAGAACTGCCAGATAACTGGGACCTCGTTGAAAAATGAACAATATTTCTTAAGTTCTTATATCTCATACGAGAGGGAAACACTGGAGGATAAATAATATGATAAAATCAACTACAACTAAAGGAAAAAAGAAAATAACTTCAACATATTTTGAAGGTCTCAAAGACCTCCGAAAATCAAAGTTCGATACCGACTTCTACGACATGAAGGGCTTTAACACGGATGAACTGCGAAGACAATATGCAATTCAAGAACTTATACTTTTCAAAAATGGCTGTAAAGAGTTAACCGAATATGTGAATAAATTGCCATCTAACCAGCTAAAAGATGTGGTCACCGTGTATGCTGGCCAAGACTATATCGAACGGTAGGAGAAAAAAATGAAGCGAATTCTGAGGTGGCTCTTCGGAGCCACTCGAAAAGTCAAGTGGACTTTTCAAAAAATGTTTAGAAAAAGTCACGCATCGGATCCAGATCTTTGGAACCTAGATTATTTTTTAGCAAAAAAGATCTTGCCAGCATTGAAAGACTTTAGAAAACAAGACTTAAATGGATACCCATCGGAGTTCTCGTCTTTTGAAGAAATTAGTAACACGAGGTCCGCTGAAAATCAGCTAACCAAAGAAGAGTATGAAGACCTCTACGTTGGCGGTGGCCTTGATAAATGGCTTGCAACAATAGACAAAATGATTTTTGGCTTTGAGTATATGATAGCTCAGATTGAATGTTCAGAGGAAAAATTTTACAAAAAATATAATCTAAAAGACCCTTATGAAAAAATCGAAGAAAACGCCTGGGATATATATGTATATGAAACGAATGTAAATGGCTCAATTGGCACGTGCTGGTCTCCTCGCGAATTAGATGAAGAAGGATATACTTTCGTTGAAAAAAGAAAAAAATACTATAATGACAAATTATATAGGTCATGCTTGAAAAAAGCTCAAGAAGGTTTAGAATTATTTGGTAAACATTTTATGAGCTTGTGGGACTAGAAGGAGAAATTAAATGACTAAAGATTCTCTCGGCGACAGAATGAAAAATTCAAAAAGGAGGAAGCCTAATGAATTGGAGAATTATAATTCATGACCCTCAAGGCTGGTTGAAAAAAGAATTTGACTCGAAGCCAGATTTATTCTTTGAAAAAAATGAAACTTTCGTATTTTTTGATGCTAGCGCGAGCTATGGTACTATTTTAGATGAGTATGTGAACAAAAGAGACAGCTATGATAGACATATCTTCGTTTATAACGGAAATAATTGGTTAGCCGGACCAGCAAACGACGCGTTATGCACAATTGTTTTTGGAAGTCTTTATAATGGAGAACGCTTTACCGCCGACCTCATTGACCATACTTTGAGACTAGAATATGAAGAAAAAAATGCTGCTGCACTTTTAGAAGAAATTCTTAAGTACGTTTTCTATTTCACACGAAATTCGAAAAGCAATCGGGAGCTTTTAGACAAACTGCAGAAGACAGAAAAAGAATCAACAAGGGGTGAACAATGAGCCAAGGCCATCGAAAAACGGTTGATGATCCTGCAAGATTCCAACTAATGGGAATTCCCGATACGATGTATCATAACATTTTAGAAAGAACTCTTTCACACGTGAGAAATGGAGACTTCCCGCAAACAATTATCCAGAGCCTCTATGATTCTTATGTGTTGAGCCCAGAGCTTATTCACTATTTTCTCAATGAAGCCACAAATATAGTGAAGCTCACATCACTCTCAAACGATGATATCATTCAGATAGGAGAGGCGTATAAAAAGCTTAGCGAAGAGCCAATTACTATTGAAACCGTTTAACATAAATTGGAACTTCGTAAGATTCCACCTTTTAAGGTAGACATTTAGAAATTCCTATAGTCTTTTTAATTTTAACTAACTAATTATATAGAGTGAAAACCTAGATGAAAGAACTTATCGCTGCGACTGCGGATATTCTTTTGATAGGGACATTCACGCAGCTAAAAACGTAAAATTGTTTGGCTCGACAAAAAGAGCTGAGTGCTTGGAACAAGCCTCCGTGGAGACATTAGCCTCTGCTGCGTTGGAAGTTAATTCCAACATAGTAAGCTAAGTCGCAGAAGCGAAAAAGAAGGTTCCGGCCTTTAGGCTGGAATTAGTTCACTAACTACTACTTAATAGGAGACAACAGAAATGGCAAAGATTACATGGAGTTCTTTTGACGAAAAAGAAACTAATGAACTAGAAGACAAATACCTTCCCGATAGTGGTGAAGGCGATAACATGGCTACACAAGCTGTGACAGCTACATCGAAACTTATCTATAAGTATTTTAATGATGGTGATGTTTTTGACAACAACTACCACCTTAGAAGCTGGTCTAATGACATAGCTAGTTATGCAAACTGGCTAGAAGCTTATGTTGATGGGGCTGGAGAAATTCTTAGGAGAATCGAGGAAGTTATGACTGAAGATGAGTACGTTGAAGAAATTTTGTATCCACTCTATAAACTTATCTTCCGAGAAGACTTATTAGAAAAACTGGAAAAGAATCCAGCAAAGGACTCTGTTTATACTTGTAAAGGTCCTTACATCATCAATGACGATGATGAGTATGATGAATATGATGAGTATGATGAATATGATGATTATGATGAAGATGATGAGTATGAGGAGAGATAGAAGGAAACTATGGAAAGACTTAATCACTTTTTGAAAATGGATGAAAGCTTAGACTTTCATCCAACACGGAAAAACTTTTTGAAGTCGTACGGGCGACGGGTGTATTTCTACATTTATCCAGAAGAATTTTTTGATGGAGAAGTTGTAGAAATTAGAAAGAACGGAAAGCTTCTTCTAGATCCTGAAGAAATTCAGTTTCTTTCAGAAGATGGAGAAAAGATAGACTTAGAGCCAGGAAGCTATCACATCGAGTGTTTTGAGAGAGACGAGCTTCTTTTAGAGTTCTGGTTTGAAGTTACGGAAAATACGTTAGTGATCATTGAAGTGAAAGCTAGCACAAAAGCAAGAGACCCAGAATTTTTTCCAGGCTTAGTTCCATCTAGAATGAACATAGAGTTCGTATAGAACTATTCACGACTAGTCAAAAAACCAGTGAGATCTTCGGGGACAACTTTATAGATAATGTCCCCAGGTCTTAAATCCATTAAATATTGTATTCCATTTATATTTAGAAGTACATCATCCATCTCAGTAATAGAATAATGCTCCCACATAAATGTCCAAAATCGCGTTAAGTCCCTACTCGTTATGGTATGAGCAGATGGAATTTTGCTTAAGGTGCCATCATTGTGATTTAAAAGAGGATCTGGAAATGGTTGCCCGTCTATATCAAGAACGGATGAAGTTTTAAAAAAATCGTACCGGCTTTTAATAAAAATATCTCCTTTTCTAGTTAGTATGAATTAGAATGTCTATTTCCATCATAGACCTAGTTCACTCAAAGGATTTTTCCTTTTTAAAGGTGATCTAGAATAGAAAAATAATTGAAGAGAACTAAAATGACAATTTTTAAGATTTTGTCAATTTGAAGTTGCTATTAATTTCTTATTTTAAAAATAAGAAATTGAGGCTATTTCCATCATAGACCAGTTCTCTCAAAGGATTTTTTCCTTTTTAAAGGTAATTTAAAGTAGAAAAATTTCAATAGAGAACTCATCTCACATAGTTTGCAAACTTCCGTTAATCTTTCCATCATGGATGAAACACTAAAACAAAAATTGCTTTCTAGTCTCCCTGAAGACGACAATCTCTTCATAGACAACTTTTCAATTTTTCCAGAATCACATTTTGTCGAAGTTCGAGGTCGCTTTCACGGCCAAACATTCAAAATAGAGTGGAACTATCATCAGTCTGATGAAGTGAAAATAGAAATGAGAGATGTCTTTGGAACAATGAAAACGAGCTCAGTTAGATTAGCATCTCTCAAAAGATGCTTCACGAAAAGCATGTGAACTAAAAAAAAAATGTTAATCTTTTATCAAGAAAATGAAGAAGGAGAATTATTTTAATATGGCAGAATTCAAAATCAAAAAAGATCAAATTAGTCGACTTAAGGTTCTTAACGACTATATCAAAAAAATGGAAGCTTTTTCCCCTCTTGGAGAAAAGCAGACTTTCGTTATCGACAATAATCAGCTCACAGTATATGGCACAGCTAATGCAGCCGGGTCAGGTCATATAGAGGCAACTTTTGACATTGAAAGTACATCCCAAGACCACTTTGGTTTAGAACTTAGCCGGTTTATAACCTATTTAGAAAAAACGAAATCGGACACAATTAATGTATCAATAAATAATAAAAAAATGACGGTAAAATCTGACACAAGTTCAATTGTTATTAGCCAAGCTCTCATATATGATGTATATGATGAAGACGCTCTTAATGAAATTAAGTCATATGTTACTGATAAATTGAGTCTAAAAGAATTCAAAAATCTAATCAATGTAAACTTGAGCCAAAAAGAATTGATAACTACTTTAGGAAACATGACTAAGCTTCAAGACACGAATCATCAAATCTTGCTTGGAAAAAATTCTATAAAGTCTGCCGACCAGCTCTGTATCTTAGATTACAAATCTAAAGAAGAAATCACCTCTGAAGGAGAAATCCTTTTTGATAGAGACATAGTATCTATTATAAAAGATGTAGATGCATTTTCAATATCTTCAGACAAAAAATATTATTATTTTGATATTAATAAATATGGAATTAAGCTCATCTTTGTGCCGAAAAAATATGAATGGTCATTTCCAGAACCTGAAGATCTTGTCGACATTAAGCCATTGGAGTCTAAGCAGATTACGCTTAAGATAAATACAAATCATTTCTATGACATCATTGGTGAATATGAAAAAGTTTTTGATCCATCAACTTGGAGATTTGAACAAATATTCTTTAAAACACCAACTGGATTTAATGACAACCCCGTATTTGATTTACACTTTGATAATATGGACGTTGAGATACGAAACAATCTTACTGCAGAAATTATCGAAACAACTGATGACACGGAAGATTTCGAATTCTTAATGCCAACACAACACTTTAAGTTATTAGAAAACGTCTTAAAATCGGAAGAATTTTTCACAATGAAATATTCGAGTACCGACGTGAATGATCCTAATGGAGTTGCTATCGTTGTAGAAAATTCAACCTGTGAAATTATTTTAGCTAAAGTAATTCCGTAAGTTATTGGTGAACTAATTCCAGCCTAAAGGCTGGAATCTTCGTCCTTCGCTGACAAAAGTTGGTTTTCCAGAGCAAGAGCTTGGTCCACTAGAGCTTTCATCTCCAGACGCTTTACTTTGGTGCGTTCCACACCTACGTTTTTTTCAAAAAACCAAACCATATTTTGAGCTGCGTGAATGTCTCTATCCATTTCAACTCCGCAGTCACATTTAAATATTCTACTCCAGACTTTCAACTCATCATGCCAAACTCCACATTTTGTACAAAGTTTAGTTGTTGGAACAGTCTTTCCAAGAACAACAGTGTTAGGATTTAGAAGCAACTTAGACTTCACTCTTCCTAATACAGAATGTTGAACTGCTTTTCCGTGACCATTCTTGTGCCAGTTTCTAAGTTGTTCATCTTGAATTACAATAGTTTGATACTGATTGAATTCGTGAACAATCTTATTAGCAAGGTCGTTTTTACGGTTTGTGATTTTCTGGTACTCTTTTTTGACTTGTTTTACAGTTCTCAACCAGTTCTTTGAGCCTTTTACTTTTTTAGCTTGACGCTTTTGAAGTTTCTTCAATCGCTCACTTTCTGGAACTGAAGCTGAGATTTTCTTACCTTCACTTGTAGTGAATGCTGTAGAACAACCAAAATCTATACCAATAGTTTTCTCTATTTTCTTTTGTGTTTTATTTTCTTTTGGAACATAGCAGACAAACTGAACAAAATATCCAGTTCCTCTATGTATCAATCTTGCATTAGCAAACTCTATTTCTGGAATGTTGATGAATTGGTCTAATCCATTCACAATGAATGTTTTAGGTAGACCTGCTAGTTTTACTCTTTTTGAAGAAACAATCTTATGACTTATTCCATATTGCTTCAAATCAATTATAGTTTCTTCTTTTGAGTATTTTAGTCTTCCAGGTTTTTGTAGTCCTTTAGCTTTCAAAGTATGCAAAGTTTTGATATTTGCATACATTCTTGAAATAAGGCATTGTTTAGACTGAGCAGAAAGATATTTGATATTCACTGGAATATCGTTCATATCTTTGTCTTTTTTAGTTATTTGATTTTGTTTTGTATTGAATTTTGTGATACGGTTATTTTCATCTTGTTCACACCAATTCAAAATGTAGTTCTTATACCATTTCTGTTCTAAGAAAATTGTTTCTAATGCTTCTTTCTGTTGTTTTGATAATTGATTTTCTTGAATTTTGACATCGAAAGTTTTGACAAGCATATTCTTGTGACGCTCGATTGTATCGTGCTTTGTTTGAGAAATCTGTTTGTTTTTAGTAAGTCTTTCTTCGTTTGTCATAATTCTTATATTATAATTAGTTAGTATAGGAGAAATTGAAAAGTATGGCAAGTTATGAGCATTGTAACCACGAAAAGTTCAAAATGCGTTACCACATTATCTTTTCTACAAAATATCGTAGAAAACTTCTAGGGCCAATCATAGATGACGTGAAAGCTTCTATGAAAAGAGCTGAAGCAATGCAAGATAAATGGTCTATTGAAGTTATGGAAATTGATGTTCAAAAATGTGACCATATTCATTTTCTTATCCGTGCTACGCCTACTTGTCAGATTTCTGAAATCATACACAAATTGAAACAAGTATCAACTTATGATATGTGGCAGAAGCACAATCAATATCTTTCAAAGTTCTATTGGTCTGGAAAACATTATCTGTGGACCAGAGGCTATTTTGTTACTACAATCGGAGATGTCAGCGAGAAGACTCTTCAAGCTTACATTGAAAATCAAGGTTAGGACAGCTTCATATTCCACCCTAAAGGGATGGAATCTTTACGCTGTCTCTATGTAAATAATACACAAAGGAGAAAATAATGTATATATCACATAGGCACAACTAACTATTAGAAAATACGTCTGAGGTGCCCGGACGGAAAACTAGACATCGGTTCTCTTGAAGAGAGAGAACGGGGACATCTAAAAAGTAGTTAGGTGTCCCCATTTTTTTCAAAAAAATTGTTAATATACTTTCATGAAAATTATTAACCACAAAGTAGATATTATCTACCCATCAGGGTTAACTGAATGGGAAAACGAGGCGAGGAAAATTGAAGCCGCAGCGAGGACATGTTACAAGTCTGAAAATTATGTTTCTGAAGATTCATGGAAATCTCTTATTAAGAAATTAAAAGAAAATAATCACGGAGCTATGCTCGAGTTTGGAAATTTCATATGTCGAATAACAACTGACCGAGGAGTCTCACATGAACTCGTAAGACATCGTCTCGCATCATATGCTCAGGAGTCAACAAGATATTGCAATTATGGAAAAAATAAATTTAATAATGAATTAACTTTCATCAAGCCGGTAGAGATAGACATTTCAAAAAATGAATTTAAAATTTGGAAGTCTGCGATGGAAGCTGCAGAAGAGTCTTATTTAACTATGATTGAAGAAAAGGTCAAGCCGGAAAACGCCCGCTCAGTTCTTCCTAATAGTTTGAAGACTGAAGTTGTCATGAAGTGTAATTGGAGAGAATTACTTCACATGTTAGATTTAAGAACTTCTGCAGCAGCCCACCCAGATTTTCGCTATGTAATGAATATGATCAAAGACGTATTCATGGAAAACATTCCAGAATTATTTTAAAGGAGCTTTCATGGCAAATGCTTTTTCATTTGGCTCCGTCAGGCAGCAAGAAAAACCAAAACAAAACTTACAAAAATTCGATAGTATTCTAAAAGAAAATTATGTTCCTGGATACAAGTATTTTCTTTTTTTAGTTGACTATGTAATAGATCAAGCTCGTTTAGCTCTTTTAATTAAAGACATAGAGCGAGCGGGAATTCTTTCTTATTGTATAGTTTCCGTAATTTCTGTGAAAAAACAGAAAGATGACTCAACCACAAACTTACTTTCTTTAGAAAGTAATTGGCGTAAATATATTGAGTTCAACGGGACGTCTTGTGAATGCATTGTAGCTTTTGGTTCCGCTATCCGTGTATTAAATAAGTCTGCGGATGTAAACTTTTATGACTTTATAGATGATAAGTTTAATTCTCCGAGATATTTTTGTGGCTCAGAATTTATTGGTGGACCAGACAAGTGGATCTATCCAGTTGAAGGAATAGGAGGACTTTATCCTCTTCAATTAGGAAATGATCCAACAAATTTTCTCACAAGATTCTTCCGTGAAAAATTAAGACGGATTCAAAAAGAAGATATGAGCTTAAAGTCTTTAGATATGAGAGACTATGAAGTTAAATACATTAAAACTAAAGAAGAAGTCTCGGCCGTTCTAAAAAGTTTAATGAATTCGGAGCTTTTAGCAGCGGATACTGAAACGAGTGGTTTTCATTTTATAAAAGATACCTTAGGAACATTGCAGCTTTCTAATGACGGTGAGATAGGCTACGTATTTGATTGGGAAAATGTTGACACCCGGATTCTGAAACAAGTTTTTAAAACGGCCAAACGTCTCACATTAGCTAATGCTAAGTTCGATATGAAATTTTTATGGCAGAACGGAGTGACTGGTTGGTATCCAACAGATGACACTGTGCTTTTATCTCATGCAATAAATAGCAATAGAACTAAAGGACTAAAAGCAGCTGCAATATTTTATTGTGGAAAATTTACTGGTTATGATCAAGAATTAGACAACGTAGTTAAGCGCTTAAAAATCAAAAACTATCTTGAGATACCTAAAGACGTCTTAATTAGATATGCCGGATTAGATCCTATCGTAACTTGGAGAGTTCAAAAAGCTCTCGATAAGCACGTTGCAAAAATTGATAAAAAGTTCCCAAATGAAAAGCAGCCTGAATGGACCATTGAAAGATTTTACAGAGAAGTCATGATGCCTAATGCTAACATGGTTTCTGAGGTAGAAATAGATGGAATATATGTCGACACAGCAATAGCTGATGAAAGTGAAAGAACGATCTTAAATAAAATTAAGGAATTGAAAAAAGAACTCGCCAAGCTTTGGAAAGTGTCAGAAGACTTTAAGTTTGAATCAACTAAGGAGCTCGGGCAACTATTCGAAAAAATGAAATGGCCGTGTATCGAAAGAAGCAAAGCGGGACACTATGCCACATCTGACCCTGTATTAGTCGAATATGATAGACTTGGCTTACCTGGAATTAAAGAGTTAAAAGAACTTCGGTCTTATAATGTAGCACTTAAGACTTTTATAAATGGATGGCGAGAAGCTTTCGTTGAACATGAGGACGGCACCACGAGAATTCATCCAAATTGTTATTCATTTGGCACGTCGTCTTTTAGGCATGCAATGAGTAATCCGAATTTGCAGCAAGTCCCAGCCAGAGGTGCAATCGCTCCTCTTATTAAGAAAATTTTAACGATACCACCAGAAGGGCCAGATGAATGGCTCATTGTAAATGCCGACTTTAGAGCATTACAGCTCGTGCTCGCTTTTGCAGATTGTGGTCTTAATAGGAATGGAGTTGACCCAGTTGCTTATGATATTTATGATCCAGAGGTTGGTTGTATGGACGCCCACTCTCTTACAGCTCATAATGTTTTTTGTAACTCAGTTAATTTAGACATTATCGAAATTGAGGATGAAGCCGGAAATACTTATATTTTTGGAGAAGATCAACAAATAAAAATAAGACGGCCTCTTATCACAGACTCAGAAGAACTTATTATCTTCGGAAGAGACTTTCAAAATACGGATGAGTTCCTAGGGTATGTTTAACGGGAACGTTGTTCAAAGGAAAAATGTGGAATGTACAAAATTAAGAAAAGACGTGTCACTTTAGAAGACTTCTTAAAACTTAAAAAATATCAACCATTTTCATCTATGCGGCAAAATGGGAAAACGATAAACTTAGCTACAATTTTTGCGTGTAGTGGTCCAACACTTGGGCGACAGATGAAGCAAGCTGGTTTTACTGAAGAAGACTGTGATGCGACTATAGCAACTTTTGGTCTTGAAAATGCTTATAATCAAACACTCTTAAACAATACGGCAAACAAAGATCCTGTCGACTTAAAATATATGGTCGTTGGAATTAAGCTTCGAGAGCTTTTCTTTCAAACGTATCCAGGACTATTAGAACGAGTAGAACGTGAGCAAAGGTTCGCTATGAAACATGGTTACGTGAGAACTTGGAGTGGGCCAATTCGACACCTTCCAGAACTTCGATACATGAAGTTTAATGCTCAAGGAAACTTAGTAGGCATGGATAAGAAATTGTATAGTCGTATGTTTGCTGGCATGAAAAATGAAGCAAGTAATACATCTATACAAACGGCAGAGGTTCAACAGGCGATGCCGGATGCGACCGCGCTTCAAGCGACCTTTAAAGAATGGGGACTTAAAACGAGAATATTTAATTATGTCCATGACTCTTTTGTACTTTATGTCCACAAAAGTGAAAAAGATTTAGTATATGCTCTTCTTAATAAAGTCGCCATGGAACACCGTGAGCCTTATTATGGTTTAAGAATGTATATAGACGTGGTAGAATCTGACTTAAATAAAGGCCACTATTATGATAATGGGAAAGAAATTGATATCACCACATATGACTTAGACTATCAGATGAAGAAATGGAATGAAGAACATGAGGCATCAATTTCGTATACGAGAAAAATTCCAGGCGATCCTGCGAAAAGCAAAAAAGTTCAAAAAGCGGGAATCAACTAATTTTAGGAAATGAATAATGAATATTTCAGAGCTATTTTAAGAAAAAACATGAGCACAGAATTAGACAAGAGTCTCACAAAAAGAAAATTGCTAAAGCTAAGCATTTTCATACTTTTGAATATACTTTCATTATTCGTGTTTGTGCAGAACGGTCTCATCTTTATGAAGGCATCAATGTCAGACAGCACACTCATATATGAAAGTCATTTAGAAACGTTCTATGAGATACGAGATGAAAGAAACTCTGCAGGCGATAAGAAGACATTTATTAGTACTTTCAATTCTCTTATTTCGGAACATTATCATTTAAATAAAAATAGTTTGAATGAATTGAGTTATGAGGACAGATCCGAATTATTGAGAATTATTTATGAGTATGCAAAACTTCCCAACTCGCTCATTGATGAATTCACCCCTCTCGCTTTCATAATGGTTGAAACACAATTCTATCCTTTTAGAAATGGTGGAAAAGAGTATGTAGTTGGTTGGGCAGCTGGTGAAAAAAGCTTATTTCAATTTACGGAGCAGACAGCTAAATCGGTGTATTCTAAAATGGGAAAGCCATGGAACCCAGAATGGTATAAATCTTTAGAGGAAAGTGTTTGGGTTTGGTTTTATGGATATCATTTTAATTTTGTGCCACACTTCAAAAGCTGTGAAGACTATGAAGAACTTCTAAGCTGGACTGCTTACGCGTATAATGCCGGGCCATATAAAAATAACTTAAAATGGTATTTCGAAACGGGGAAAACGCTTAATGCGCACTTTGATAATACGAAATATACTTTAGGAGATCCTTTGAAATATACGAACTTAATATTAGAAAATTATACAAAATTCAAACAAGTCGCTGGAGGAGCATATGTTTCGAATAGTGAAACTTAGCAAAGACGAGTGGGCACTTACTTTTAGAAAAGGAAAGATTGTGAAAGTTCTTAGCTTCACAAAAGGTGTCCGATGGAGCTCTCTTAAACAAATTGGTCTCAAGGAGCATCGCAGAGGACAAAAGGTGAGTGCTCGAGAAGCTGAGAAAATTAAAGTCACTCAAAAATATTTTTTCAAAAAATTAGCTGTCGACTTTGATAGAACGCTTTTTTCAACAGCAGAAGAATTCCCTAATGTTGGCAAGCCGAAGCTTATCCATCGAATCGTGGCCGCATACGTGAGAAGAAAAAGTGAGCAGGGTTGGGTGATCATTCTTGATACGATGAGAGAGAAAGGAAAGGGCTTAGAAAAGGCGATTGAAGCCTGTGAAAAATGGAATATTCCTATAGATTACTACAATGAAAATCCACAAGCCGACATTGACCACTGGGGAGACTCCCGGAAAATTGGCGCAACGAGAAGCATCGACGACACTCAAGTTGGCCTGATTGGCTGGTTGCTACGAACCTTCGGCTAACTTCATTTTCAAAAAGACTTCTTCAAAAAGAGTTTCTTCACTTAGTTTGTTCCATGGGACTTTTGCTACATGTTGAAGCTTGCCCGCGTGGCCTTTCCTAAGTTGGCTATTGAAAATGTCGACAATATCATTGATAGTTTCCACTGCTAAGTCGAGACAACCTCTACAATACATGAGTGTTTTTTTAGAAAAATATCTTTTCCAAAATGAGTCAACCACACTTTTTGCGGCAACTGAGATAGTCTTCACGACGTTCTCAGAAACGAGACGGAAAAATTTTAAATATTTGTTCATGTCTGGGTTGTACTCTCTATCCATTTGATCGAAAAATATTTTGCAAGAGACGAGTGAATTTTTCATGTCGTCTAGGAGTTCGAGTGGGTCTTCTTCTTCCACAACAACCATTGCTTTTCTATTTTTGAATACGATTTTTTTCTTGGAGCTGTCTTTCTGGAAAATCTTGAGCTTCCAGAAAATTGATCAGATTTTCTATCACAGAAATAGTTTGGTCTAATTTTGCGTATTTCATTACCTGATCCTTCTTTTGACAATATCTACGAACGCAAAGATGCATTCTTCTAAATTTCCATCCGTTTCTTCCCAGACAACTTCAGCCTCTTCAGGATCAATTTCATATTCGTCTATTAGGTGATCTAATAAACCATCATCTGGGCCATCATAAGCATCTATCGTTTTTTCAAAGTCATCTTCAATTTCATCATTTTCGAACATACTTTCTCCAGAATTTTCGGAATCTAAGTATTCTTCCATTGCAAGCTCGACTATCTTATCTGCTTCTTTCTCAGGTATATCGAATTCATCAATAATTTCTTTTAAGATATCTGTTGAATTACTTCGTATAAGGTCTAATGCTTTTTCTAAAGCTTTTTCTTCATCCTCTTTACTAAGGCTGTTTGTAAAGTCACCTTCAGGATCATCATCATACCTTCCATAGAGAAAATCATCGATGTCATTTTCATCATCATATTGTTCATCATCATATTGTTCATCATCATATTGTTCATCATCATATTGAAAGTTGTCTTCATAGTTCTCAGAGTTTTTAAGATGCTCAGGATCTTCAAGTCCACCAAAATCCCAATAGTCTTCAAGGTCTTCCAATTGGCCAGACTCAAAAAGTCGTAAACTAGGATGAAGCCGGTTTAAAGATTCTTGAACTTCTTTTTTAAAGCTTTCGATATTATTTTTAGCTTCTTCCGCTTGCTGCGCGTTTCCAGCAGAAGATGTTGCGTTCTCTTGAGCATACTTAGATGCCAACGCGTTTGTGACAATCTCACTAGCTTCTTTGTCATCTTTAGGAGTGTCTTTTATTCCGTAGCTTTTGCTCACTTCTTGAAAGTCTTTTGCGAGCTGCTTTATGTTTTGATCCGTTATCTTATTAGAATTTATCCCTTTCAAATCTTTGAAAGAGGAGTCAACCATTTCTCCGAAAGAATCGAATCCTTTTTTAATGGCATTAGCATCTTCATTGAGAACTTTCACATGCTCTAAGTCGCTAAGTTTTTTCCATCTACGTGTCTCTTCGTTGAGAACAACTTTGGTACCGTCTTCTTTCTCAATAAGAATACCTTCCCAAATCACATTCGAATTTTTTACAAAAGAAGAGATAGCTTGTCCCTCTTTAAGATTTTTTAAAGTTTTCATATAAGTTAGTTCACTTTTGATTATAGAACCTAATATCATTTCCTAAGTCTGGCATGCAAAGAAAACCGTTATTGATGCAATTTGCGAAGTCTGAAACGCGCTCATCATATGTCTCACAATATTTTTTCAATCCTTGAGGGTTTCTAGCCAGCACCTTTCCATCTGGAAGAACAAATCGATATCCACATCCTGTGACATTTTTTCCAGGAAAATAGTTAAGATTCACGTAGTGCAGAAAAGGTTTGCCAAAGTGAGCTTGAAGTTTAGCCCAACCACCGATAACTTCGACGCCAGATGCAAATACGAGTCGTGTACACTCAAATTGATGGACCGGATGCTTCGCAAAGACTGCTACAGCAAGAAGTTGCTCTTCTAAAAAAAGTCCGAGCTTTGTGGATCCTCCGCGAAAGCCATTAAGATGATGTTTCTCACAAAATTCACGGGCAGTTTGAGTATCGATTTCTTTCACAATCGTTTTTCGTCCATGAATTCTTTTCCTTGGCAAAATTACGTTTTTTAGAAAAGCTTGGAAAACTTCTGGCCGGTCTAAATAGTCGCATTCATTAATCGTAATAAGTCGCACACCCATTTTTTCACATTCTAACCGCTTCCACTCTGCAGCTTTTGAGAATTCCGAAAATGAGATATCGGTGAATCTATTGTATGAATGCCAAAAAGTGCCATCATACTCGATAGCTAGATTGAGCTCAGGAAGCCAGATGTCTACCTCTTTGTTTGTTCCAGCAAAGAGCTGGCGATAGTTTTCTCGAACTTCACCTTTGTAGAAAGATCTAATGTAGTTAGCAATTTCTTTTTCTTTTTTAGAAACGAATTGAGATGATTTGTTGCATTCAGGACAAAACGGATAGCCATTGATTCGATGAAACGTGAGATTGCAGGTGTTGCACCTATAGAAATTTTTGGCATTTTTAGATGAGTAGTCTAAGATTGTGAGATTTTCTCTCTCACAATGGGCCACCAAACTTTCAAAATGTTTGTTCCACCTCTTTTGAGAGGCAACTTGTGAGGCACGTTTTTGCACTCCGTTTTTTCCATATTTTTCTTCTAAAATCTTTTTGACTTTTTCCGCATTCTTTCCATAGAGAGAACAGGTGTGTCCATATTTTCGAAGATTCGTTTCCTGTCGTTTTTTGAGAGCAGCTTCTTCAGCTTGCTTAGATCTTTTTGGCCTATTAGAAAAGTCTCTTTTGAGGTTTTTAGACTCTTCAGTTTGCCAATAGTTTTCGACACCATATTTCTCTAGCATCGTTTTTTTGTACGTTTTTTTCGCCTTTTCTATAGACTCTCTGCTTCTTTTTTGGTGCTTTGCTGAACAAGATTTAGAACAGAAAGACTGATAGCCAATTTTGAAAGATTTGAACTTCACTGGCGCGCCACATACACACGTAGGATTTTCTTTTGAGCTTTTCACATAATTATATAATTTTTCCCCGAGGGAACTTCCAAAGCTTTCTAAGATAGCTTCTTTCTCTTTCTCGGAAAGTTCAGTAGTTGTAGAAAAATATTTTTGTCGAGAAAATTTGTTCACATTTTGTTCTATGAAAGTCTTCATTAATCTACATTAACTCCACAAAAAAAGGGAGCCGAAGCTCCCTTTCTTAATCAAAAACTAAATGACGACCTACTGTTGGTTTCTGTCTTTCATGTTCGCAATTTTAATTATCGCTAGATAACGTCTATTAAGAACTGCCCAGTCTCCGTAAGTCGCAATTCCAGCTTCTTTATAGAAATTCTTCCGTTGGATAATACCTGTTGAGAAAAATGGAATCAAAGTACCGAATGCGATACTTACGTCATTTTCTACTGCATCATTCTTCCATACGGCTAAAATTTCATCAGTTGGAATTATAGCGCTTGGAACTTTAAAGAGTGGAATTCCATCCAACTCTCCAAATTGGTGTGAACCACTTTGGTTTTGTTTTCCTTTTGAGCTGTATCCACCATTAAGGTGCATATAGCTACAAGCAGAAGGTCCACCAACGAGTCGGCTTACACCACCACGGTTGATCTCATCATAGATAATATCACCAACTGCGTCAATGGCATTAACGAAAGTTTGTGCATTATCACGATTTGTGCCAGGGTTGCCAGGGTTGCCACTGTTATAAGCAGCATCGAACACGTAGTAGTAGTTAGGGTTATGTTTTGCATTCGTTTTTGCAACTGCATATCCTAATCTAATAGCACGATAGTCTAAGGCACTTCGAATTTCTTGTGAAGCATAACTTACAAGATATTCTTCTGCAGAAATATTGAAACTTGTCATTTGTGTTCGGCTAGAGTCGTTAATTCTAACCCGTTTAATTCTTTCTGTAAAATTAAACAGCTATATGTTTCCATATAGATCAGACTATATCATCATCCATTAAGGATGCCTTCCATTTCCACTCACTTGAGTGTACTCCCTCACGGGATAGTCGTTGAACGTCTTCTAAAACTTTTTAATT